TATTAGAATAGAAAGAATATAATTCATTATTAAAAGGAGATTAAACAATTTTATTTTTATTCCAATTAAATAATAATTTGATTTAAAATAATAGTAAAGAGTAAAATAATACAATATAATTTAATAATGAAAGATACTGCCAAATATTTATTTTACATAATATTCATTATAGGAAATTATGTGGTTTATGATTTTACAAATCATATTCAAAATCAAGATGCTTGTGAATGTAGAACAGGATGGAAAATAGAAAATTTAAAAATGATAAGTATTTTAAGTATGATAATGGGTATTGTTAATTTAGTATTACCTTTAAACCAATTAGTATATAATATACCTTTAATTAGTGGTTTCTTCTCTATAGGGATATTAACCTTATTATTTGTAGAAATTTATAGTTTAGTAAGATTAGTTCGTAATTTAGTAAATGATGAAAAATGTAGTGATACTTGCCAAGTTACTGGGTATGAACATATTATTAAAACCACTTATGATTTATCATTGAGTGTATGCGTATTTATAGCATTTGCTATTGCGATTGGTTTATTATATTTGTAAATTATTTTTGTAGTGTTTCATTTTTTATTGATGTTAATATTAATAACAATATCAATATCTATCTTTTTACCCTAGAATTAAAAGGATATTATTTTAACTTAAAATAAAATTGTTTATATATATTATACACCACTAATTTTATATTAAATTTACAAATTATTACTAAATATTTGCTAAATACTTTTTACTCATTTAAACACAATAATATGTCAGATACATATCTCCAAAGTCAAATTACCGAGTTTTATCAATTTCTATTTGCCTGTATGGTAGAATGGAATCGTTTTCGCCAAGTAGAGGATACTTCTCAAGGTGAATTTAGTAAGATTAAACCGAAGAAGAAGTTTCGTTCTTTTATGGATTATTGGAGTTATCGTCTCTATGGAAATTTTGGTCTTAAGCGTCGTATTTTCAAATATGGGGATGACTTAGGCGAATCTTCTACGGATTTAGAAAAAGCTTTTTATGGAGGTTCTCGTCATCTACTTATGCAGTTCTTTTATGATAAGTCCATTCCAAGTTATGGAAAGGGTAAGTCCATTTCTCAACTATGCCGTCATTTAGTCTTTGATATTAATTCAATGTCAATTGTAAGTCTAGGAATTACAAAGAGTATTGATGTAGAAGAATTTAAAGACAAACTTGATGTTGGAGATAAAGTGGATATTGAAGAATTTCTGGAAGGAACTATGATTATCTATAACCCTCGCCTAGCTCTTTTCAATAAGGAAGTACAGGAAAGTGAAAAGGTTGAGGAAGGTACCGAGACAGTAGTTGAGGAAGGTACCGAGACAGTAGTTGAGGAAGGTACCGAGACAGTAGTTGAGGAAGGTACCGAGACAGTAGTTGAGGAAGGTAATAAGAAAGTCGTGCGTTGTCCTCGTCGCAAGCGTCATTTCCAAATTAGTACTCGTCGTAGTATGGGAACTAGTTATTTTAATAACCCTGGATTTAGTTTTCAAGATATGTGGAATGATACTAATGAAGTCACGGAAAATGATTTTAGTTCTCTTCCACTGGATACATGGAAGCAATATGGACTAGTTTTTACTCTTCAACATCCTGAAAACCGAATTGTATCTCCTGATATTGAAAAGCGTAATGTTCTAGTTGGTAGTTATAAATTTCGTGATACTGAAGAAAGTGAGACTAAATTTAATGCTATTTTCTCTGATATTGGTAATCTGGGAGATGATGGAGTTAAGTCTAAGTTTGAAACCGAATTTCTAGGTATGGTAGAAGGAATGGTAGAAGTTGTACCCGTAACTGAGATGAAAACTCAACTTCAAGATGCCAATATTAATGTTGATATTCCCAAGGTTTTAGGTAATGTAGAGTTTGTATCTAAGGAAGACTTTGATGTTAAAGTATCGGAATTTATAGAAAAATGCGATCAATTTGATATTGGGGTAATTCTTCGTCATAGTGGAAGTGGTAAGCGTAGTAAGGTTCGTAATACGGATTATACAGAACTAATGGATCTAAAGGGTAGTGGTCCTATTACTGTAAGTGATAAGAATAAAAAGCAACTCTTTAAGGTATATTGGAAACTTCGCCAACGTAAGGATAAGAGTATTAAGAAGTTTCTCCAGATTTTTGATAATGAAGAACGTGTTTACACTAATATCTTTGATTGGTATAAGAATTGTATTCATGACCTTACACATAAATTATTTGTGGAATATCTTAATGCTTTTGTAGATAAAAAGAAAGAACGAGCAGAAATTCCTTTTGAATTTAAACCTCTTTGTGGAGAACTCCATAAACTGTATATGAATTCACGGGAACCAACAACTAAAGAAAAGGTAATTCAATTTATGAATAATCTTCCTTTTCATCAAGTCTATTGGCGTATCTTTGGTCTAGATGAGAAAAAGAATTAACTAATTATATTTAAAGGATATGAATTATGTTTGTTTTATTTTTATTTTTTTTTTGTTTCCAAATATTTATTTTAATTAAAAAAATATCTTAACATACTAGAGATAAAAAATAAAAAGTCGTATTGTGTGATAATATGAAATCATATCCGGAAGAGGAAAAAATAAATAAAGAGGTAGGAGAAAGTAAAAAAAATAAAAATATGAGTAATGGGAGTAAATGGAAAAAATTACGTAATATTTATGAAATACAATTAAAAGTTAAATATTCTCTAGATATTGCATTGCAATTCATTTATGATTTTACATCACATTTACACTTTTACAAGTCAAATATTAAATTAGAAAAAACGGAATACTTTGAATTAAACAATGAATTAAACGCTTTATCTAAATTAGTATTAGATTTTAAAAAAAAATTACAAGCATTGTGTATTGAATTTTTCTTTGAAAACAACTTGTTAAAGCACCATGAAAAACTACTTAATATTTACATTTCCTTAATATTATTTCTAACCAAATATGGTAGTAAAAATATATTAGATACAATGTCTTATTATATATTATTTTATACTTGTATTCAAGACATTTACTTTTTAATATCCAGATTTGAAAACAAAACATTTACCCAGGAAAATAATAGTCTTAAAAAACACAAGAATAAAAGGAAAAGGAATAACCCAATTAGTCATATTCCAATAGAAAATAAATTATTATCAGAAACTAGAGAATTATCTTCTTCATTACCAAGTAAATTAGATAATATTACATCATCATTAAATAGAGTTGTTACCGAAAATAATAGTAATAGTAATAGTAATACTGATTTAAATTTAATTTCGGATAATTACTCAGAATTTACTGATGATGAATTGGGGTTAAGTAATGATGAATTATTTACATTAGAATTGGAAAATCTAAGTGGTCATAGTAATACAAAATTAGATGGAAATCCTATTAGACGTATTGAAAAAGAGTTGTTAAATAATGATTTTTCTTCTGATGAAGAAGAACAAAATACAACATTTCGCCAATCCAGTTTAAAAAAGATGAAAAATTATAAAGAAAAAGTAGATACTATTAATTTTGATATTATTAACAAATTACAAAAAAATAAATTTAATGATATTGAACTCCAACAAAGTATTTATCATTTAAATGATATTTATAAAAAATGGGTTACAAAATCTTACAAGAAAAGGAAATATGCTAATAATTTAAGCCACCATATTAATAAAATGGTATTAGAAAAAATAAATGGTATTAATACTCAATATTTTAATATTATTTCAGAAACTATAGTCCCCTATTATTTTCAAGTATATATAGAAGATAGAAAAGGTAATACTTATAATTTATCTGATTTAATATCCAAAATGATTAATAAACCCTATATTAACTATGATATTAATAAGATACGAAATGAAATATTTACTAGTATCATCACAAAAGATAATATTAAAAAAAAAGCAAACAGTGTGTATTTCAAAAATATAACATCCCCTTTACATATTTCTAATTTAAATAGCGATAAGAAATTAAAATACCATTCCCTTCATGGATTAATTAAAATAAATTTCAAAAAATTTAAAGTTATCTTTATCTTTGATGGGTATCTACCAAATCTTAATATTTCTTTAATACATCAATATACTATTACTTCTTGTAAATACAATAATATTATTCAATCAATAGATAATATTAGTAATATTAACCCTTATTTTAAAAATAATATTAAAAAGATAATTGATTTAAAACAAGTATTATGCTATAATATTATTGATATAACAGATTATTGTTTTTCATTGTGGAAATTATATCAAGATATTAAAGATTTGTCAATAATTGATTTTATTAATAAATTTTTAAATAATGATAAATTGAAAAAGGCCGATATCTTAATATCATTATTATTAAATGATTATGATGAAGTAGCTAAATTTAAAAGTCATATCATCTGGGATATAATTGTAGATGAAACTAATTATAATAATTTACATTTAGAAGAAGAAATGTTTTATCTTCTTCACCCTAGTTTACAAATCAAATTAAGACAAATTGTGGAATTCCATAATGAAAAAGAACAGGAAATAACTAATATTGATGAAAATGTATTGGGATACGAAAGGAAAATAATGTTAAGTAATGCTTGCGATGATGTAAAACAAAAGGCATTTGAAAAATTGAAAGAAATTAATAATAAGTCAAATGATAATATTAGTAAACCTCAACAATTTTTAGATGGTTTATTAAAAATCCCTTTTGGTAATTATATGACAGAATGGATTATTAAAAAATCAAATGAAGTTAATCAATCTAATAAAGATTTTATTATTAATATGTTAATAACATTAATTAAATATGAAAAAGACTATCAAACCAGTTATCAAATCTTTAAGGAAATTATAATTACTTTTAATTTAGAAAGGAAAATAGATAGTATTGAAAAAGTAATTAAACATATATTGTATAGTGATAATTATGATAATGAATATGATGAGATAAATAATATAGATTTAAATGAGGTATTACCTAATATTAAAGTTAGTTATTTAAATAAGGTATATTCTATTTTAGAAAAATACATTGAAAATGCCGACTTAATTGAAAATATTGATTGTAAATATAGTTATATTGAAAAGGTCCTTAATAAATGTACAAAACCAATTGTTGCTAAAATTTTAGGTATTATTAAAACTAAATTTAAATTGAATATCCTATCTAAGGATACCAAAAATAAAAAAGAGATAATAGAAATATTATTACAATATTTTAAGACTACGGAAAACTACGAGATAAATGGTGAAATAGCAGTAATTGAAAATGAATTATTTGAAGAAAACATTATTATTAAAAGTGAAATATTAACACAATTACATTCTCAAAAGTTATTCTATGAAACTGGTATTCCTGAATGTGTTTTACAATTTAAGTCAATGATTACTGAACATATTGAAAATATTAAAAACTTGAAAAAAGAAAAACAAACATTTTTAGAAAATTGCTATTCTAGATTAGACGAAAGTATCTATGGTCAAAAAGATGCTAAAGACCAAATTATTAGAATTATTTCACAATGGATTAATGGTAATCAGAGTGGTTATTGTTTAGGTTTTGAAGGTAGTCCAGGTCTAGGTAAAACCAGTCTTGCTAAATATGGAATAAGTAAAGCACTTGAAGATAATGATGGTAAATTCCGTCCATTTGGTTTTATCGCTTTAGGTGGTAGTTCTAATGGTAGTATGTTAGAAGGTCATTCTTATACCTATGTTGGTAGTACTTGGGGTAGAATTGTAGAAGTATTAATGACTTCAAAATGTATGAACCCTATTATTTTCATTGATGAGTTAGATAAGATTAGTCATACAGAAACAGGAAGGGAAATCATTGGTATCTTAACTCATTTAACCGATAGAACACAAAATAATGAATTTTGTGATAAATATTTTAATGGTATTAAGTTGGATTTAAGTAAGGTATTATTTATCTTCAGTTATAATGATTATTCCCTTTTGGATAGTATTTTAGCAGATAGAATACATAGAATTCGTTTTACTAATTATACGGTATCAGATAAATTAATCATTACTAATAAATATTTAACACCTAAAATTAGTGATGAAATTAATATTATGGATAGAGATGTTTATTTAAGTGATGAATGTATTAAATATTTAATTACCTCTTATACTTATGAAGCGGGTGTTAGAAAATTGAAGGAAAAACTATATGATATTTACCGGGAACTTAATGTTAGAGATATTAATAATAAATTAGGTCAGTATATTAATAATTGTATTACCCATCTAGATGATAAAAATAAAGATAGTATTACCGAAATAAATAATGTAACTACATTAGAAAATGAGGAATTTATTAATGTTTCTACAGAATTAATTGATGATATTTTAAGTAATCATTATAAAGTTGATGTTACAAAACCCTTTAAAAATAATAGAATAGGGGTTGTCTATGGTCTATATGCTACTAAATCTGGAATAGGCGGAATTACGATTATTCAAGTTTGTAAAAAAATTATTGATACCGGAAATACCTTATTATGTACTGGAAAACAAGGGGATGTAATGTTAGAAAGTATGAAAGTTGCTTTAACTCTAGCATCTAATTTTGTACCTAAAAAATATTTAATTGCTTATGGATTAGTTCCTGAAGATAATATTAATTGTAATCTGGATATGGATAATGACAAGGATAAAGATAAAGATACTGAAACAAAAAATAAAAAAAACAAAAATAATACTAGGATTAAAAATAATGATGATACCAATAATAAAACAAAATATAGCTTCCATATTCATTGTCCAGATGGTGCTACTCCTAAAGATGGTCCAAGTGCGGGTTGTGCGATATCATTAGGGTTAATTAGTTTATTAACAGAAATACCTATTAGAAATGATATTAGTATGACTGGTGAAATTGATATATTAGGTAATGCTTTACCCATTGGTGGATTAGATAGTAAAATAATGGGTAGTAAATCAGCAGGTATTTTCAATGTAATGATACCTAGGAAAAATGAAAAGGATTTAAGATTGATAAAAAGAAATAGTCCAGAAATTTTAGAAGATATGAATATTATTATCGTTGATTCTTTAGAAGATGTTTTAAGAAATGGATTAGAAAAAGAAATTAATTAGATTTAAAGGATAGTATTTGATATTTATTTATTTTTTTCAACTAATTCGTTAAAATGAGATACTTTATCACTAATATTATGATGTTCGGGACAATCACATTTTAATTCAGTTGTTTCTTGGGGTTTTATTTCTATTTTAACTACATGAGATAAAGGGGAACAATTTTGATTATAGGGTGTTGGTAAAGCAGGAGCTGAAGCAGTAATATCGCCATCAACATCTAAAGAAGGGTAAATATTAGATAGACAATGGTCGCTATTAGTTTTAGGATGAATAGAAATTATTGATTTACTTCTTTCTCTAATGGGTACAGGGTTAATATTAGAGATACTGTTACTGTTTTCAGAAACTGTTCTTACTCTTTGACTAGTAACAATAGGTTGTGTTTGAATTGGATACCCTTCAGTATTTACTTTTAAATTTAATTTACTTGATGTAGTGTCTAATTGTAAATGTAAATTATTAAATCCGGATTGTATTTTAATAAAATCTTCCCCTTTAATATGAGATAATTCAGTTGCTAAACCAATAGCTTGATATGCTTCAAAAACAACTGTTTTATCAGATACTTTAATTTCTTCAGGTTTTACTTTGGTTAAATCATCTACTAATAAATAATTATGTTGTAATAAATAGACAATAGCACAAGTTTGATGAAGAACATTAACAGGTTGGTTTCTTTGGCGGTATAACATTAATCTTTCAAAGTTATTTGGGACTGGTAAAGGGGAGGGTTTAGATTTTAATTCTAAGACAGAACCCTCTATTTTTTGACAGATACTGTGGTAAAGTTTAGTATTTTTCTTAAAGATATTTTCATTATAAATATCATATTGATTACATTTTTTATCACCAACAGAAATTAATTCATTGTCAGGTACAACTATGTATTCAGAATTTTTTAAATAATTTTCAGTAGGGTTATGAGTATGGATATATACACTATTTTCACGCTCTTTATTTACTTTTTTAACAATTGATTTTCTTCTAAGATCATCGAAAGAATTAGATAATCGTCTAGAAGAAAGTAATTTATTTTTAGTATTACTATTAGAAAACATTATTCTATGTTATTATTTTAATATAATATTATTTTATTAAAAAATAAACGGGTAATTAAGTTTAAATTTTAATTATTAAATCAATAATAATAATAATTATTTAACTATTAAAAATAATAATTAAAACTATATAATATTTATATATTATTAACAATTACATAAACAATATTATTAATTATGTCATCTATAGATAATATTAATACTAGTGTTGATATTGATAATAATACCAACAAAACCAACAATGCTTCTAATGAGAACCAAGAATATTTAGAAGTAGAATCAAGTAATCAAAGTCAAGAATTTCAAAAAACTGAATTATTTTTTGAAGTATATCGTACATTACAATCTTTAGTTCAAGGGACTGAATATGATGAATCTAATTGGATTTTGCTTCTTACTAAAGTTATGACCCTAGTTAATGAAGTAAAGGATTTAACTAAAGAAGATAAAGTTCTATTAACTGCGGAACTGGTCTTTCATTACCTAGAAGAAAATTCTACATTAAAACCTGTAATGTATCAAGAAATTAAAATTACAATTTTTGGATTAATTGAAACTATGCTTACTAAAAACGGTGCTAATAAAAAACAACACAAATCTAATAAAAAAGGTCGTTTAAATAAATTAATGAAGAGAGATACTGATGTAGTTGTTTCACCATTACAAATTACTAATATTTTAGTCAGTAGAATAGTCACTACTATTAAAGATAAAAAAATATCAGCATCAAATCTAAAAACCGAATTTCCATCATTTATCTTATTAAGTATTACTCTTTTAGATAAATACAAACATTTAACAGGTAATGAAAAAAAGAATTTAATTATTCAATCATTAAGTAAGGTAGTTAGAGAACATATTATTAACGGTAATTTAGTATCTTTTACTGAGGAAGAAAAGACTAGTTTAGATTTTTTATTATCTGAATTACCTACATTAATTGATACCTTAGTAGGTGTTGCCAATGGTAAAGTAGATTTTAAATTCAATTTTGATAATCCTCAAAGTGTAGTTGAATGTCTTACTAAAGGATTTCTAATTGTAAAACCATTAGTGTCAATATGTAAGAAATAGATTAAATTCAATCTTTTAACAATTTAAGATTTTTATTTAAATCCTGAAAACTATGAGATTTAAATAATTGTAATAATAAGTTATTATCTATTTCAATATTATTTACATCATTATCTATTTCATTATTACTTATATTATTATTACTTATATTGTCATTATCTATTTCAATATTACTTACCTCTGCTTTTAAAATAGAATTTATTAATTCTATAGTACTAGTTTCTTCCAGGTTGAATAAATTAATTCCAATTCCTTCTAGAGTATTTCCAATAGCTAATTCAGGTAATAAGTCTAATATTTTATTTTCATTTTTTAATGTATTAATTGTACTACTATTATTACTATTATTGACTGAATATTTGATTAAATCATCTTGTATTTTATGTTTTCTTTGTAGTAATATTTTTCTTTTCTTGTCATCTGGATATGTCTTTTCTAATTGCAGTTTATTTATTTTTTCATTTAATAAATTATTTTGATTATGTATTAATTCTAAATTATTTAATTTTTCTAATAGTTTGCTCATCCAGATGTAAAAAAATATTAAATTATTTAAAATAAAACAAATAAAATTACAGTTATATTAATATAATTATAACTAGATTACTTTAATTTATTTGTGTAAAATAAATCTTCATTTTTAATCGTAAAATCAATAATAAAGTTTTCTGCCATTTCTTCAGTAATAAAACCTTTTTTTACAATTTCCCCCTTTACATAAGATAAATACTTGGTTAAAATATGATTACTTAATTGGTTTTCAAAATTATTATAACTTGTATGATTGAAACTTTTTTTCATTTTTATAATATTTAAAGTATTAAAATATGATAAAATATGATTAATAGTATTTCATTTACAAGTTAAAGTATTCAATTTTTTTTGTTAAAAAATAGTAAAAGAGTATAATGTCTCAACCTAATGAGGAAATTAATCTTCAATATTTTAAAAGTACCATTAAACAATACATTAAAATAGATAATGAAATTAAGGCATTATCATCAGCAGTAAAACAAAGGAAAGATAAGTTGTCTGGTTTAAAACAGATACTATTTACATTTCTTAAAAATCACGATATTGCTAATGTAGAATTACAAGGTTCTCATAAGGGTAAAGAAATAGTTCAATATGAAAGTGAAAGAAAAGTAAATGCTACTAGTTCAACTATACTTAAAATATTAAATGAAAAATTGAAAGATACACCTGAATTATTAAAATCTATTAATGATGAATTAGAAAAACATAGTAAAAAAGTAGAAAGTCAAACAGTTAAAATTAAAAAAAAACCAAAAAAGAAAGTTAAAGTCAATGCTAAAAAAAAGTCATCTGATTTAAGCAATGAATTATTAAATACCACAATTAGAAAAGATGATAATACTAGTTGATAATTAACATAAGTTTAAGTATTTAATTAATAAATGAAGGAGTGTAAATAGTAAAATTACTTTAACAACCAAGATTAATAAATTATAAAGTATTAATCCTAATGGAATAGTAGATTTTCTAATGATAACAGTCCATTTTTTAAGTTGTTGTAAATCTGGTTCGCCATCATTATTTAAATCTACAGAAAATATTGGGTCTACTAAATAACTAATAAAGGCATTAATGTGTTTTTTATAGATATCTGCTATGATAAGACAAAGAGCAGAAGATACTACAGTATATTTAATAATAAATTTTTTAAAGGATGTATCTGTATAGTCAGGTTTCATTTTAAAATTAGTGTGTATTATTACGTATTTGTAATTTATTATTGGTTATTGATTATTAATTATTTATTACTTATGATTTAGTATTTTTAGATATTTTTTCTATTAATTAATTTCTCTAAAGATTTTATCTAATTTACCAATACCTACATTGAAAGTTTTATCATAATCTTGTACACTATTATTATCCATTTGGTAATACATAAATAAATAATTAATATTGCCAGTTATAAGATGTTGTTTCGTATTAAAATAATTACGGTGCTGTATTTTATTAATTTGACCTTGATAAATTAAATTATTATCAGTTTTCTTAGTTGTAGTTATAGTATTATCTAGATTAGATTTATTTGTTACAGTATCGCCTTTAATATCTGTATAATGAAACATAATTTGATTATTAATTAGTCCTAAGAATTGTTTCATACTATTGTATTTAGTATGATATTTTGTATGTAAAATACTACAACCTTTATCTTGTTTTCCAAAATCATAATTGAATTGATTAATTAGAGACAGTAGATACATTAACAATGTATTACAATAATCTTGAATATCCCATTCTTTATTAATTTCAATATAATCTCTCCATTCATTATTTAATTTCATTATTTCATTATTAATTTGTAAAATATTAAAGACATCTTTTACAATACATAATATTTTACTTCTTTTTTGTGTATCATTTAATTTAGAATTTTTGATATTGATTAATTTATAATTACAAATATCCTGGATTATATTGGGTATATTTTCTAAAATATTATAATTAATTAAATTATTATCTACCTGAATTAAACTTTCTAATTCATTTTGATAATAACTCTTATACTTTAATATCTTACTTTTTCTATCTTCCATTTCTGTTAAATCAATAGTTTTATCCAAATCTAAACCGGAATTAATTAAATCAAGAGTTTGTTTTAAATGTAAAGGATAATGAGTTATTAAATTTGATACAATTAGATGGATAGGTAAATTAACATAACTAGATAATTGATTATTCAGTTCAAATTTACAAATTTTAACATCTATGTGATTAGTTATTATTATTTTTTTTTGTTTATCCGTAATACTATTATCTAAAGTCTTACTGAATAAATATATTTCATGAAGAAAAATAATTAAACAACGATATTCTGTTTTGCAAACATTTACAATTTTTTTCAAATTAGCATTACTAATACCTAAGTTTTCCGCTTTGTTTATCTTTTTACCTAATTCTAATAAACTACTTTGCGATGGATGATATACCTTGATAAGTATTCCTAAATCTAAAATAGGTTTTATCTTTTTTTCTTTAATAGAATTAGTAGTACAAATAACTGGATATCTAACTTTATATTGAAATAACCCTTTTTTAACAATTGATGAATACCCATATTCTTTAAATTCTGTATCTCCTTTTTTAAATTTTGATAAAATAGTAAAATCCAATAATGTTTTAATACCATTACTTTCTCCTGAAGAAATACCATCTATTTCATCCATAATTAAACCTGGTTTTTTAAGACTTCCATCATCATCAAAAATTACACTATTCTTACCAGTATTAATTAGTTCTGATAGAATTTTTTTAGTTCGTGTTTCACTAGCATTACATTCAATTTTGTCATAATTATAATCATTATAAAGACAATGTGCTAAACTAGTTTTTCCTACTCCAGGGTCGCCATATAATATTAAAAATGGTTTGTAAGTAATATTATTTTTTTTAATTGGATTAATATATTCTTGTATGATGGTTTCAAATTTTTGGTAATCTAAATAATCTTTTAATGATTTAGGTCGGTATTTTTCTAACCAAATCAAATCACTTTGATTATATTTTTCGGTGTTATCCATAGTTAAACTATGCTTAATTCTAATTAGGATAACTAATTTAATTTTAAGTTTGTTAAATTAAAAAGTTAATATTGTAATAAATTTTAATTATCCGTAATCTATTATTTTTCTAATAAATTATAAATAACATAAAGGAAAAAAACAATAATAATAATAAAGCAACTAATTAAGATTAGTTAAAAAAGAATAATAATTAAATCTTTAATTAGGAAAAATTAGAATAAATACAATACTATATAATGAAAGGAGCTTTATTAGAATTGGCGGCTAGAGGTGAGGAAGATATTCCATTACTTGGAAATCCTAAATTTAGTTATTTTAAAAGTGTATATAGAGCACATACCAATTTTACTAAATTTGAAACCAAAAATGTATTTAAAAGTGGATGGGGTTTTGGTAGAAAAGCAACTTGTGTAATTGAAAAAAAAGGAGATTTACTAACTGGTAGTTTATTAGCATTAAAATTAACAGAAACAGGTAATCCCTTAGTAAGTTGGATAAATGGAATAGGTAATTATATTATTAAGAAATTGAGTTTCAAAATTGGCGGAGAAACTATTAGTGAAATGTCTGGAGAGTATTTAGATATTTTTTACAAGTATTATCTTCCAATGGGACATTATTCCAATTACTTAGAAATGGTAAGAAAAATACCGGGTTATCGTGAATTTAGTTTAATTAATGAACAATACGTTTATGTACCTCTTCCTTTTTGGTTTATGAAAAAAATAAGTCAAGCATTACCAGTTATTAGTTTGGGATATCACGATTTAGTTATAGAAATAGAATTTAGAGATTTGGAAGATTGTTTATATTCAGGAAGTGCAAAATCCGGGTTAGGTTCATTAGTTAATTTAAGTAATTTAGAAATTGAAGATGCTTATATTTACAATTCATTTATTTATTTGGATAAACAAGAAAGACAGTTTTTTCTTGAAAAGGAAGAGATTAATTATATTATTGAACAGGTCCAAGAAGATGAATATAGTTTAGCAACTGGGCAAACTAATCGTAATTTACCACTTCATTTTAATCATCCTGTCAAAGAATTAATCTGGACCTATCGTAGTAATTATTATGAAAATTTGAATAGATGGGATAAATATAGTGTATTTGATACAACTGCTGGAAAGGAAAAATCTCCATTATTAACAAGTGAATTATTATTTAATGGTCAGCAAAGATTTATTAAATTACAAGCAGATTATTTTCGTTTAGTTCAACCATTGGCACATCATAATAGTTCTAGTACTAATTATATTTATTTCTATAGTTTTGCTTTACATGCGGATGATGTTTTACCATCTGGAACTTGTAATTTTGGCAAAATTGATGATGTTAGATTAAATTTAACTTTACCTACTTTTATCACCGAAGGTAATATTAGAGTTTACGCAGTTAATTATAATTACTTAAAAATAAAAAAAGGAATGGGTGGTATATTATATACTTAATTAAATTAATATGTTACACAAAATCAATATGGGAAAGCATAATTTTACGACAACATAATCTTGAAAATCCCATCTCATCTAAGACACGACCTTCTACCGTTTTTTTGACTTCATCAACATTCATATTAATGACACTTACCTTATCTGGTTGGTTTTCTTTCCTTTTTAATTCAGCAACTCTTTTTTGATAATGTTCATATTTATCAGCAATTACTTTACTACAGGTATAACAACGAACTGGAATAATCATTTTTCTTTTAGGTAATTTTGATTTATTACTTTTTTAATAAGTTAATATTAATCAGTTATTAATTAAAGTTAATATTAATTTAATTACTATTAATCAAGTTAATATTTTAAAATTAAATATTAAAATAAAATCAATTTTATTTACAACTTATTTGAAACCTAATAAATAATTAGGAACTAGTGTCTTATCTTCCTCATCCAGATGAAAGACCTTACTACTTTCTTGGTCTTTATTACCACATAATCCACCCATTCCTACTTGTAATAATTGTCTTTTTTTCAAGAATTTACAATTAGCATTTCTATTATCTTTACAACTGAAGACCATACACTTAGGAGACGCCCATTCTTCCCCATCTAGACTAACTAAATCATTACCCATTTGAAATTGTCTATGCCAGAGATGACCATTAAAGCACCCTGTATTTTCGATAAATCCTCCTAATCTAGTAGGGTATTTAACACTATCCGCATTTCCATTACCAATATAGAATTTCCCTTCTCTTCTAATACAACCTAACTTTACCCATTCTAATTTATGTTTTTTATTTTTTTTATCATTTCTTTTATCATTTTGTTTATTATATTTTTTATCATTATTAAAACTATTATTTAAATCATCAATGTTATTTTTACTTAAATCTATAAAATAGCCTGTATAGTAAGTCACTTTATCTTGTTTATTGTAATCTAGATGAAGAAGTAACCCATATTTTTTACCTTCTTGTAAAGAGTAAGGTAAATGAGAATGAACCCCTTTCCCTTCGTGACTAAAATTACGATATACTAAATCAGGATGAACACTTTTTTCTATCATTTTACTAGGAACCTTATTATTACCATTCCAAACACTAAAATTAATTTGACTTTTACCCTCTTCTTCTTTCAAAACTAAACCCAAATATCCTCCCACAAAAGAAAAAGTATAGTATGTATTAGGTTGATGTTTATTAATAATAACTTCACGATAAAAGTATTTAGCATTTTCTACATCAAAATATGAATTGTTATATGCCGCACTAGCATGGCGTCTGCTTCTTAACTGGAATTGTGTTGTAATAGGATAAATTACTACAGGTCCATATCCCTCAAATTCTAAACAATTTATTATCAAATTTTCCGTATTAGATTTTAATCTTAAGGCGTATGTTCCACTAGAAGGAAGGTTAACCTTATCTGTAAATATACCTGATTGATAAGGTTTATTTTTAATACTATGTCTTTTTCCATTACTATAATTTACTTCTAAAGATGTTTCATTTGTAATAATATCAGTGGAAGACTTAATCAAATCAAATGAAAACTCTGGTTCTATACCATCTGGTACATCTACTTGAAAATTTATTATATATTCTCCTTCAAAACTAAAAATTAAATCCAAGTATAGGTCTGTAATATATTTACTAAAATGACGACACCCCTTTCTTAAATTAAGACTATGATGATATAAATTAGATAAATCCTTGACGGAAACTTGGGATTTAACACTCATATTGTGTGTTTGAATAGATATAATATAATTCTAATATTTAAATGATAATATTTAAAATATTAATAATGTATTTACTATCTAGACTTAGTAATTAAAGATAAAATTTTAAAAATAATTAAATTAATTTGGTAATACAGAAACAATAGCATAGGCTATAGCACCTAATACCATACCAAAATAATGGTTAAATTGCATAGTTCTGTAAACATTTAACCAACCTTGCTTTTGTTCGGGTGTTTTTAAATAAGATACCATATATTTACTTTTAGGATAAACTAAGTAAAATAAGTAATTAGTAAGCATGACAATAACTACAAAACCACAAGTGCGTCCCACACCTTTTTTAGTGATTTGTAAAAATACTAATCCTAGAAGAAGACCTAGAGCAAGACCCATCATATAGATATGTAATCTTTCTTTATTGATTTCCTTCAATACTTTCTTCTGGTCATCATCTAATAATTGTAAATACTGTTGGTATACTTTATCTTTATTAACATTTAAAGATAAATAAAGCATACTAGCAAATAATGCAGAAGCAATCATACATAATAAATAACAATTCATTTTATATTTAATTATTATTAATTAGTTAGATAATTAAATAATATTATTTTCAATAAATTCTTTTCCTAAATGTGCTAAATAATCAGTAATTTTATCAATAGGGACTCTTTTACCTGCTATTTCTATTCCCTTAATCATTAAATCTTGTATAGATTGACCATTATCAATTAATTCATTAACTTTAGTAGATACTTTATCCATTTCTTGATTAAGACTGTCTAATAATGGATTAATTACCTCTTTAATTTGAACTTCATGTGTATCATTTTTATTAGATTTCTTATTAAACAATGCTGATTGAATTATATTAGCAACTTCTGGTTCAATATCTTGGGGTTTAACAAATTGATTAATTGTGTTAATTGTGGAAATTAATTGTTTTGCTTTTCTAGTTTCTTCTACTGCTAATTTACATTCTTCTATACTTCTAGGTCTATTAAGATTTGGTAAAGCATCGGGAGCAGATTTGCTAAGATTATGTAATAACCAAACATTGCCTTTATTATCCATTTGAAGAACATTATAGTTAATAGCAAATAATATTAATTCTCCAGCAGGTAGTCCTGCTTTAGTAGTTAATTGGAATCTAGGTTCGTGAAGATAACTAAAATTACAACTACCGCTTGGTTGAGCAAAGTTTTCAGGTTCTAAACTAAATGATACACAATTAATAGTATTTTTATCTGGAACATTTTCGTGTAATTTAAAGGGTTCAACTTTAGTGAAATAATCAGCAGTCATTTCAGGTAATCTATCCCGACCATCAAATACTAATTTCCCAGTTGCTAAAAACCCTTTTCTATTTGGATCGTTAATTAAACTATCAGTATAGTTAAAATAATGATTATTATCCTTATTAGTATTACTTCTTAATACCCAAATTAATTCAGTAATTGGGTATTTAAATTGACGTAAATTTAAATTAATATTAGATTGTCCAGCATCAAACTGGAAAGTTTGACTTTGTGTCTGGGTAATTAAATACATTTGTTTTTTAGCTTCTAGATATTTAATCCTTTCTTCTGTTTGAAGAGTGATGTAATCAACAAGCATATAATTTTGAGTAATAGATAAAGAACTTAATTGTGATGAAGATAAACTACTAGTGTCTTCATAGATAAGTAATTCACTAGCAGACTTAAATTGTATAATAATTTCAATTTCACAATTTCTCATTCCTATTAATGGTAAAGTTAATGCTTTATTATCCTTAGTATTAGCATTAACATTTTGACAAAACCAGAAAAATAATGGGATAAACACAGTTCCTCCTTTAAAATTACTAACGTATTGACCTGGAAATTTCTTTACCATATCGTGATAAATATCTAATTTACCTTTTGGTATAGCAAGACTACTCCAAACATCCATCCATTCTCCTGTTTGTGTATCTACTACATTACCCCCAATTTTTAATTGTACTTCTTTAATTAAAGCATTACCTACACCATTAGTATAACCTACTTTAGAACCTGTAGAAGTGGTTAGTGAAGATACATCAGGTAATTCAACTTGAAGCATCAAATTTGAGACTAAATCACCATATCTTCCATCTGCGTCTAAACGAAAACTTGCTCTTTTTCCAAAATTTAAATTAGAACGAAAATCTAATTTCCGTGTATCTTTGGCAAAATTATAAAAGTTTTTGTAAGAATGTTGGAAAAAAGATTTCTGTGGTTGTTTTTCTGAAAACAAATAATTCTTTAAACCTAATTGTGTTAATGTACCTTCCATATTTTATTGTTTTTCTTTAAGATAAATATTCTAGTTTAACTATCTTAATAAGGTTATTTCTTATTTAGTTTTCCTGTTAGGATTTATTATTTTGATATAAAATAAATAAATATTTTTAACCTACAAATTTATTTTTTTTTAAGTTTATCTAAATATATTTAAATAAAATATTTATGATAAAGGAAAGAAGGCAAAATTAAGAAATATTTTGTTAAGGTATTTTTTAAGATAAAGAATATTTAAAATTAAAAAATAATGTCAGAAACAACCACAAATAATAAAAATGTCCATATTGGAACATTTGGAACCAATGATACGAGTATTACGGTTATTAATAATACTGCCAATATTTTAGATAGTGGTAGTAATTTAATAGTTAATAATACATTATTTATTCCTTTAACAAAAAATAATAATAATTTATCAGGTAATGAGAATTCCTTAATTGCTTTAAAAGATAGAACAGATGGTAAATTTAAAAGTTTAATTATAGAAAATAATGACCTATATATTCATCCTGCTGATATTACTACAAAATCCTTAGCAGAAATTACTTCAGAAAAAAAATTAATTCTTCGTCAAGATGATTTAGAAAATGAAATTAATCAAATTGCAGGAGACTTAGAATTTAGTAATATTCATATTGCGAGAACAGGTGGATACATAAACTTTTTTTCAAGTAATATTGATCTTAATTCTCAAACTGTAGATGCTGGTTTTAGAGTAAATGGTGGTGGTTCCTTACAATTTAAGAATGTTGGAGGAAGTTGGACTAATGTTGGTGCTGGTAGCGGTGGTTTAAATAGTGTAATTGATGATACTACTCCTCAATTAGGTGGGACCTTAGATACTAATTCTCAAGATATTAGTTTTACAACTAATAGTGATTTACTTTTAGCAGCAGGTAATACTAATTTACAAATAGTAGATAATACTAGTAATGTTATTGTTAAATTCAATGATAGTAATACTAGTGGTAATCATATAGTATTTACTAAAAGAAATTTAAGTGGTTCTATTATGCCGGAAATTACCGTAGATGGCGATACTAATGTTGATTTGCGTTTAAAAACACGGGGAAGTGGGGATTTGTATTTAGATACAAATGGTGCTAGTGGAGGAGGTGATATTATTGTAAGCACTAGTAATATTGATATTAATGATTTGAGTAATTTAAATATATCTACTGGACGTGTAAATTTAATAGATGTTAATTTAAATTTAACTGCTAATAGTCATATCTCATCAAGTCTTCAATTTTTAGAAAATGCCGACTTATCTAGTAATCCAGCATCACCTCAAAATATTACTTGTCGTAGTGATACTGTTATATTTGATATTTCAGGTAATAATGGTAATTTTTACGCTGAAATTGCCAATGGTAGTCAAGGGCAAAATACTAATTTAATCTTTGATACTGCTGGAAATAATAATAGAGTTGAAGTCACATTTGCTGGCACTGGAAATGTGGGTGTAGGGACTGGAATGGGTAATAAACTTATCTATACACAATCTGGGCAATCTACTAGTATGATGTATATACAATTTTCAGGAGATGCTAGTCGTAATAGGTGGCAGGTTCTTAATACAGGATGTATTGTTGAATAAATTTATATCATTAAAATTTATTTTCATCTATTTTATTTTTTTAATATGTGTTAAATAGTAAATAATTTAATCTCAAGTTTTCTTTCTTTAATAAGTAATATTTATATATAATTATGGCAACTTTTTCAAAAGGATATTTCAGTGCTCCTATTCAAATTCCTAATGCTAAGTCATTAACTTTATCAGATGCTGATAATAGTGCTAATGTTAGTATTAAACCATCAGATACAACTACATCTTATCAAATGGAATTACCAGCCGCCATTGGTTCAGCAACACAAGTATTAACAATTAATAGTGTTTCTGGTACTGATAAAGCAGTTCTTGCTTGGTCTTCTGTTGCTGCAGGGTCCGTAGCGGCTGATGATATTACTACTGGTGATGCCGATGTTAATATTACAACTTCAACTGGTAATGTTATTGTTAATGCTCCTGCAAGTAGTAATATTGCTTTACAAGTTAATAGTGTTAATGCTCTTTTCCTTGATTCTACTGGTGTTAATGTTGGTGGTACTTTAGATGTTACTGGTGTAACAAATCTTAATGATACTACAACTTCAACAAGTACTACCACAGGTGCTTTAATTGTAGATGGTGGTGTTGGTATTGCTGAAAACGTAAATGTTGGTGGTACTTTAGATGTTACTGGTGTAACAAATCTTAATGATACTACAACTTCAACAAGTACTACCACAGGTGCTTTAATTGTAGATGGTGGTGTTGGTATTGCTGAAAACGTAAATGTTG